GCCGTTTTTGTCACGCGCATCATTCATTTGCTTTGCTACGCCTACCATTGCGGTTTCAAATTGTGCGTAGTCTTTAATGGTTTTTAAAATAGGCACGCCCATTGCGACACCAGTTGCTGCTGTGCTTGCGCCGGCACCAGCTAGCTTATCGCGTGTTTGTAGTGATTTTTCACGTGTGGCGGTGATGGCATTGATCCGTTTGGCAAGCTCACTTTGCTTTTCAAGTGCTATGGTTTGCTTGTTTACTTGCTCGGTGACACTTGCCATGTTCGTTTTTAACTGGCGTTGGTGCTCGGCTAGGTTAGTGGTGCTAATGCCACTATTGGTAAGCTGCGTGCGTAGTTGCTGTTGCTTTTGAATCAGGTCAGTATGCTGCTGCTTAAGCTTGTTGGCCTCTTTAACCGCAGAGTTAAACGCTCTGTTCATCGCAACAGTTGGTTTTTCTACGCCATCCATCTCTTGCTTAATCTGCTTGATTTTGGTGGTTGCTGCAGCCAGCGAGTTGTTATTTATCGCGATGTCTTTATCTAGCTTGCGGAAGCCATTAATGTCATTTTGCTGGGCATTAAGCGCACGTAAGCTATCACGTGCGGCTTTGAGTGCTTTGGCAGTATCAGAACTGCCTTTGGTGATGGCTTTAAAAGGTGCTGTTGCTTTATTGATTGCTGATAGGATTACTTCTAGTTTCAGGTTTTGATTCACTCATCAGCTCCACTTCTTACTTCTGCATGTTCTCGCCACTCCATAAGCTCTACAAGTGACATTTTTTCTAGATCAGATAATTGCCAGTGAAACACACTAGCAATATCTGCCATGGCTTCTTCTACGCGGGTTGGTAGGCCGCCTGCATTGTTGCTTTCGGTAACAAAAAACTGCTCACCACTGAGCCTATTTGCATTAAATCTGCTGGGTCTAAATTTTGAGCTTCATACAGAGTAAGCGCTGGGTCACTAATGCGAGGGATTACTTTCTCTAATGCTGCTACATCCATTTGAAGCAAATCAGTAAGGTTGGTACCGCGCAGCTCACCTGATGCTGGCTTACGTATTGTGACTTCTTTAATTTGAGTTTCACCGCGTTTGATTGGTGTATCTAAAGGGATTGTGTTTGGGTTTTTTGTTGTCATTTGAGTCTCCATTGGTCATTAAATTTAAAATCACTGCACCTATCAGTGGCGCAGTGATTAGGGGTTAGTAGCCTTCCCAGCCTTCACGCATGGTTAGCTTAGGCCGATGGCTTTGCGTTGTTCTGCAAGCATGTCTACGCCATTTACACGTTCAACCATATTGGTGAGGTCTAGCTCGATGATTTCTGCACCATCAATTGTTAATTTGTAATAGCTGAGAGTGAGCTTTACTTTCATGTCGCTGTTTTCACCTACTTTGGCGTTGCCTGCGTCAATTTCTTCAATACGGCCACGCATCACTACCTCAACCGCTGATACGATTGCTGTTTTGTCTTCCTGATACGCACCAGCAAAGCGAAGCAGCATGCCATCAACACGAGTGCTAGCGTATTGCTGAAATACTTGCGTGACTAGGCCGCCAAGTGTGACTTCAGCTTCTAAGGCTGCTTGGCCTAAATCAATTTTTACAGGGCCGTTCATACCACCGGCGCGGTATTCTTCCATCTGGCGGCCTAGTTTTGGCAATGTAAACTCTGGCACTTGGCCTAAATAGCTTTTTGCATCATTAAAGAGGTTGAAGTTTTTAAGTTTTTTTGGGAGCAACATAATTTTTCCTTTACTGTATTCACTTTAGATACTGTCACCATGCATTACGCCTGGTGACAGTGTGTGTTAGGCCTGTGCGATTAGATCGGCAAAGTCCACCAAGTAACGGTTGGTAATACGTTGACGGAACATTAGGTTTTCAAGTGGTGGCACTGGGGTGTAGTCGTAGTCAATATACAACTTGCCGGACTCCAACACTTCTGCCGTGTTTGGCTCAGGATCAAACCAGCAGTCGCCATCGATAATGTAACCAAGTGATTTAAGTTCGCGGAATTTTGCTTTGATACCTTCGATAATATCGCGAGCCAAGCTTGGGTTTAAAGGTGCATCTACTGCCCACATGTGCGCTTCTGCAATTGTGTCCGCTAACACTTGTGCAGTCCGAGTGTAGTTTTCAAAAGCAAATTTAGGGTCAATAGAACAAGTACGTGAACCCCAGAAGCGGTAGCCGTTATGGTTAATTAGTGTGGTGACTTCTTCTGCATTTAGATAGCCTGCATCTGTTGCTGGGTCTTGCAGATCCCAGAAGATATCTTTGCTTAAGCCAATTACGCCATTAACAGGGATGTTTGAAATGGTTTTATGCCAACCGATTGTATTATCTAGTAATGCACGTAAGCCTAATGCACGTGCTACTGGTGAGCCTACTATGGCTGCACCGTTCCAAGTTAAGAACTCTGGCCAGATCACCATGACTTCACGCGCACCGAAGTTATCGCGGTAGGCGACTGCATCTTCTTTAGTTTCTGCGCCGTTGGCATGGACATAAGCAAACGCACGTAACTTTTGAGCAATGCTTACTAGCTCTGTAGCCACTGGCAATGTGTCGTGATCTGGTACACCTAAAATGCGTGGGGTAACGCCTAGCTGTGCTTTGGCTGCTAGTAGTGCTTTCATGCCGGTGTATTGGCCTTGAGCAGTTGTGGTGCCGATAATTTTAGTGTTGAGGTCTGCTTCACGTGCTGCAGCATCTACGCCTTCGCCTTCTTCAACACGCACAACCACTACTAGCGTATTGGTTTGGTCTACAATTGCATCTAGTGATTTTGCAAGGTTGCCAGATACACCGGCCTTGCCGATGGCTGCTTGAACGTTGGTGATTAAGATAGGTTTATTTAGTGGAAAGGCTGCAGCGTCTGCATCGTCTGAAGCGCACACCATGCCAATAATGGAGGTGTTAATCACGCGAATAGGTCGCGTTCCTTCTGTAACTTCAGTAACACGGACGCCGTGGTGGTAATCATTTGCCATTGGGGTTCTCCAAGCTTGTTGAGTATTGCAATACGTGAAGATTGCCGAAAGCGCGTGTGTATGTGTGTGGCGCCAGTTCTAATTGATTTATATAGAACGCGTGAGGTTGTTACGTCATAATGCTTGGATGACTAACGATGAATTTAACCAATGCCAGTTAAAAGTTAAGCTGGATTTTAGAGTGATAGAGGCTGCGCGTTTTGTGCTGGTACATGCTGGCTCTGTAGATACAGCCGTGGCCTTATACTTTGCGCAAGTGGCCGATGGTAAACAAAAGGTACTCTCGGCTATTAAGCTGTTTGAAGAGTACCTTAATGATAGAGATTAAAAGAGGCCGCTGGCTTTCATGGGGTCGTAATTGGTGATCACCAGCTCGCGGCTAGTTTCTGGGCTGCCATGCACGTTTGATACACTGTATTTAATACCAAGCGCTGCGCCATCAATGATGGTTAACCCTTCAAATGCTTTGCGGATATCTGGGTGATCGTTAATGCTGACCATGACTTTGCCTTTGCAGCTTTTCATGAAGTCGGCCATCTTGAGATATTCCTCATACTCAAACGGCACACCGTAGCCCTCTGTTTGCCAGTAGGGTGGGTCACAATAAAAGAAGCTGTGTGGCCTGTCGTAGCGTTTCATGCAGTCTAGCCATGGCAAGTTTTCAACTTGGGTGCCTTGTGCGAGCCTTACCCATGCGTTGGATAAGCTTTCTTCAATGCGTAAGATATTAATGGCTGGTGCTGTTGTCGCTGTGCCGTAGTTTTGGCCTTCAACTTTGCCACCAAATGCGTGGTGCTGTAGGTAATAAAACCGTGCGGCACGTTGGATATCGGTGAGTGTTTCTGGGCGCGTCATCTTTGCCCATTCAAATAGCTGGCGGCTACTGATAGACCATTTGAAATGACGGACGAACTCTTCAAGGTGGCTTTGGAGTACGCGATACAAACGAACTAGATCACCATTGATATCGTTGAGGACTTCAACCTTTGCTGGCTGCGGCCTCAGAAAGTAGAGTGCTGCGCCACCGCAAAACACTTCTACATAACATTCATGGGCTGGGAATAAGGGGATTAACTTGTCGGCAAGGCGGCGTTTACCGCCCATCCAAGGGATAACTGGTACTGCATTTGACATAACAAAACCTTTCGCTGTGATTAATCATCAGCTAAACTAGCGCCGCCGTGTCGACATGGCAGGGAGCTTTAGCTGATATGCACAGGTTGGTTCTGTGTGTGGAGGTGATCATTGTCATGTTGACGCATGGCTTTGATCGCTCTCTCAACACAATAATGCTTTGAAAAAATACTTCCAGTAATTGTGGTTCTAATTCTCGTGGGTTAGAACCTGATTATTTATAGGCACAAAAAAACCGCCATGTGGCGGTTGATCTATTGATAATTCCTAAACCCAATAATCCTATTGGCATAAAGCAACCGATCCTTTTGCTTATGGGCTTTCCATCCGATATTGATCGTGAGATACCTAGCACCTAACGGCACATGGCATTCAAACTGAAAGCTGCTTTTAAACACTTTTAGCTCGTACCAAAAGCCAGCACCTTCAATGCCTTTTGCGTAAACACGGCAAGCTGTTTCTTTAATGCGGCTAAACATTGCGTAATGCCAGCCGTATGCACAATTGCGCCATAGCCACATTAAGCGGCAGTAATAGCGAATTAACGCGCTGCCGTCATAATCTAATTGTGTCCATGCTCGTGCAAACGCAAACCAGTGATCCGTGTTGTACATGCCATACCACCACTCATCCACCGCGTTATCGTGTGTTTGAAACCAATAGAGTGGGGTGATAATGTAGTCACGCTGCATAGTCACGTATTGCCGGTTAAGGCGTTTGACGACGTCATGACGCAACTCTTTGCGGACAAAACAGGCAACCAATGGTGCTAGTAGATAGCAGACCAACTCAATGGCCAGCGCTGGAATAAAATATAAAAGCCAGATTAAAACGTTCATGGGATTCCTTCATCGTGTTCAATTGATTTTTCGCAATGGTCATGGTCAATCTTGTCTAACAGCTTACAAAGCACGCATGCCCACTTTTCACCACGCTTACGGGCTTTTCCGGCTCTGCTGCTGATTAACTCATCTTCACTGCCACCAGTAGTTGCGTTACCTAACTGGTCGAAAGACTTAGCGATTAGCCATGCGCGATTGCTACCGCTGATAATGGCAAAGAGCATCCAGACTGCTGCGACAAGATTGGCTACTTGGCACAGCACCCAAATACCTAGCATGAATAGGCGCCACTTCATAGCCAGCTAATTGCAGCCACGTCTTCAGCAGTAGCTGTTTCTGGCAATGCGTCAAGATCATCTTCAAGCGCTTGGCGGCGACCAATAAGTGTGCCGCTAATGCCTGCAAATAAATCAGCCTTGGCAATGATACGACCTACTAGTTCAGCTTTATTGATGCTGCGACTTGCTGCCAGTGCATCAATCAAAGGCGTAGCCGCTGCATTATTAGCTTGATAGGCACGCGCTTCAGTTTCTTGTTTTGCCCAGCTGGAGGTTTCGCTGGCTGGGTAGCCGCTTGTGATTTGCTGCATGGCTTGCTCAAATGCGATATTTATTTGCTGGAGCTGTGATATCTTCAAGTCTTCAATATCCACCTCTGATGGCAATGGCATATTGCCATCAGATATCCATTGTAGATAATTTTGATAGTCTAAATTATCTACATCATTTGGGATTGACGCATTATCGATAAGTCTCACAACAGTATCGTTTGTAACTTTATACATTTTACAGCTCCGATGATGCTGTCCAGTGACAGCTGAAATGATGCCCAAAAGTAACAACCATCCCGATGCGATTAAACCCGTATTGACTTATATCGCCCACAGGCCCTGATGTTACGATAGTGCTTGATGTATTGTTCCTAATCTGTCCAGCCGCACCAGTACTCGGTGAGTAAACCACTATTGTTGGCACAGCGCGTTTCCGCACTTTAAATGTATTATTACCAACGATATCCGCTGTCGTCACCGCATAAAATGTAGCTCCATGTGTTATATATCCACCTGTTCCAGGTGCTATATTATCGTCGTAGCTTTTCTCGAAATAGCGCTGACATAACAACATTTCTTGCTCATAGGCTCTATGCTCAAACGGCGTTTTTCTATAGAGCTCCATTTGCACAAGTGATAATGTCCCAACTCCAAATTCAATCGTTACGTTTGCGCCATAGTTTGCGTTAAAGTTAATCCCGCCTGCACTAAATGCACCGGCATTTACTTTTCCTTGCGCAGTACCACCCCAGCTTAATATGTATTCGCCGCTTACAATGTTGATGCCTTCAACAACTTGCACGAGTGAGCCATTTGTAATTGTTAAAGTTGTAATCCCTTCAGATTGCACAAATGAATAAGTACATCCACCGCTACCTGCTTTCCACCTATCGTGGCCATATACACCAGCAGCAAGAGTTACAACGCCTGCAACAACGCGCTGATTGATAACAAAGTTTCCGTTGATTATTTTGTTTCTTAAACTGCCGGTAAGATTACCGATCTGCACAAAAGTCAGCCCAGTAGTACCAATCGTCACCGTGCCATCATTTGTGATCTGCCAATTTGTATCTGCGTTGGTGGTGCCTTCTTTTACGCGGATTATCATGCCGCCAAACAACTCAGCTCCATTGTCAGCAGATGGGTCACGCGTTGCAGGGACTGCTGCACCATTCCAAACGTAAATACCGCGATTAGCTAGTGTTGCGTTGTCTTTCTCTAAAAACGTATCACCAGCCACCATTGCTGTGCCGTCAATATTCGCACCAGGTGCGGCAAGGTTGATAGCTGCCGTTGATGCAACTCGCACGATTTTGTCGGCGGGGCCTTTGACTAAGTTGTTGATCGCATCACGTAACTGAGTTGACACAGCGTGGTCTGGGGCTAGTCCCCCAGCTGTAATAACTTGATCTAAAACTGACCACGGTGCTCTTTGTTCTACAAGGGCAGCGGCGGCTATGCTAGTTATCCGTTCATTCACTGCATTTTTAAGCCATTGCGTACGGCTACCCAGTTGTTTTGCTTGTAGGTTGTCGATACCTTCTTCACCGCCCAAGACAGGGTCGTCAGTTTCTAGCCTGTATATTTCATTTTCCCAGTCACTGCCTTCTACTAATGCTGCCATTATTTACTCCTGTTAAATCGTTATTAAGCCTCGTGTGTATGCGCCATTGCGTGTTGCAAAGCCGTTGTGTCTTATTGCTGCTTCGGTGAAATCCAAATCAACTAAATGGCAGCAGTTACGTTTAACCGATGCAATCATGCGTAGGATTGCCTGTGATTGATCTATGGTGATCGGGCGCTGCAATATGATGCGGAACGTAGCCCATTGGGTAGGGCCACCACGGCGGCGCAAGCCGTTACGCGTAGCTTCACCGTTGTGTTTGATGTAATTAGCGCGCTCAATAAGAATTGCATCTGACTGGCCGCGAATTGCGAGTGCATCTAATACCGCTTGAGGGGTACCTTTGCGCTCATGAATTGGGATAGACTCTTCAATGGCGGCACGTTTTTTTTGCTCTGACCAGTCAGTCTCCCAGTCATCTACTGAGTTTGCCCAAGCTAGCCATGGCAGTAAGCTTTTAGGGCAGGTTTGCGCGTTCCATAGGTTGGGGATTTGTTTTTCATTCTCATAACTAGTGAGCACTTTTTCTAGCGCACGCTCTAGTGGGGTGGTGTTTTTTGGGAGTAGGGTCATCCTGTAATCTCCACTATCTCCACAGTTAATGCGGTGCAGAATGCTGCTTGGTGATCTGCCACTGTGATGTTTTCACTAATGTTTAGCGTTACGTCCCACACGCCTTCTTGCTTTGCTGCTTTATGAAAGCCTGCGATGGTGTGGCTTACACCTAATTTGCGGCTGGTTTCTATATAGTTAGCAACTGCGTTGTCAGAAGCGGATACGATTAAGTTGTGATCTGGCCCTTTGTATACTTTTAAGCCTACGTTTAGCGTGTAGGTGATAATTTCAGCCGCTTGTACGATGACTTCTTCGCACATTGGGCGCATGTTGTTTGGGGTTAGCCTTGCTACTACTGCATCAAGGATTGGTTGGCTTGGTATGCCTTGACCATCACGTGATAACACGGTTACTAGACTTGTGCCTGGTACTGGGCTAGATGCGAATGCATCTTTCACCATGCCATGTGCGCTTAGTGCGTGGAATTTGTAAGCCTCAGATGGGCCTGCGCATGAGTAGGACTCTGGTTTAAGTGCCAAGCGGTTGCGAAAGTCTGTGTCAGACTCCATTACTTTCTCAACCGGTGGGAACGCGTCAGGGTCTGCCTCAGTGATTACTAGGCGCAGCTCACCGCGATAGTAAGTAAAACCGATATGATCAAGGTCTGGCCCCGTGCTGTAAGCAAGTAGTAGGGCTTTTGCTTCATCGTTGTAGCGAGCTTTTATCCTTAGCTCTCGCCATGCTGCGAGTTGCATAAGCTTTACTAGTGGCTCTGATTCTAGCGTTAAGGTTTCTGCGTACTCAGGGGCTAATAAAATTAGCTGATCTTTGTAATCTTGCAAGATAGATTCAAAGTCTAGGTCTTCAATCAGACTTGGTGCTGGAAGCTCTGATAAGTTAATGGCTACAGTCATCTTAGGCCGCCGATAGGGATGTTAATAGATAGGCTATTGCCAGCTTGTGGGCCATCGATACGCACGGCTTGCATGTCAATATTAGTTGCGCCATCTACCGCACCTAATGAGACGTTGACTTGCCTGATGGCAATGCGTGCCTCCCACTTAGC